TTATTTTGATTCGAGGGCCTCAACACGCGCTACCAGATTTTCATACTGGTCTTGCATTCGTTCATAGTTCCGGCGCTGAAGAGCGGCCTCCAGTGACAAAGCTTCCTCATAACGAATGCCATAGCGGGATCCTGCTGGGGTTTCAAGAACCTGGCTGTAAGTTGGCTCTGCAGGTTCGGTATATTCCTCAATTACCTCAGTCGGCACCTGCTCGGTATACTCCTCTTCGACATCTTCAAGCTCTGCTTCATAAACAAAAAGATGCTTGCCTTCCTCGTCAAGGCGCGGAGTACCATCATCGTTAAAGACAAATACCTGGATAAGCTTAGGTGTCTGATACTCTTCCTTAACAAACCTCTTAATGAGTTTTCCATCTTCTGTTTCTTCATCCACAAGAATTTCGCGTGTGGCTGTCATCATCACAGGTCGTTTTACTGTACGGGTTTTTGTCACTTCCATCATGCGGCTGACAGTGCGGGTTTTTGTTACTCGCTCTCCCTCGTTGGTTCGCACTGAAATATATTGGTCTTCCCATTCGTCGTAACAGAGGATCCCGAGGCCGAATCCATCAATGCCATGCGATGTAAAAACCTCCTCCACGCGCTGAGCAATAAGGCCAAAGTGCCACCGCGCGCCGTCTTCGCCTTTGATTGCTATCGCATCATCATATTTGAACCAGGTACGCCAGTCGACGACCGCCCATGCATCCAGCACGGCATCAGGGATCAATTCTTTAATTGGCTTGTGACGGTCGTCGGAGGTGTTAATCGACCCAGTGCCAAAGTACGCAGTTCTCCCACGATAAGCAGCGGAACCATAATCGAACTGATTATCGGCGCTCGGGCGCTGGGTGCAGTTATAAGTGACAATCCCGGCTTTTATCTCATAGTTAGCCTGCCCATCCGTTGCACTACCACCGCTAACCACTACTCTGGCGTCAAAAGCAGAGCCAGCCCCACTGGACCGGTATATTGTTTGCACCGTGCTTGCAATAGTTGGAGAACCTACTGACGTAAACGCCCCTGAGTCTTCTAATTGCAAAGATTTGGTGCTGAGCTTAACCAGGTTGTGGAAAATGATGTGGTTCACCTCAACCAGTGAACCAAGAGAAAGAACGCGGTCTATTTTTGGGCTGTCGACTGAAAGTACACGGCTGTCTTCACCAAATACCGCCCCGCCATTCTGCGGGCCAAAAACAATACCAGTCCGCCATGTGCATGCGCCGCCCATATTACCGACGCTGATTGCAGCATCAATTACGTCGCCGCGTTTTGCCTTGGTGCCGCCAATTTGCAGGCCGGTTCTGATGTTTGAACTGGCGCCATCAGGAATACCAACGTTGAACTCTGCGCCAGTTACGTTGAGCGTATACATGGCTCCAGCAGTTAACGTGCCGTAGAAGTTACCTCCAAAATAAGCGCCCTTCGCGCCAGCAAGCGATGCTCCACCATCTCCAGTTGAGGAGGTCGCAAAGCCGGTGACGCCTACATAGTTTCTATCAGTATTTGTTGCATCAGTCTGACCAAGCTGCTCAAGGATGAACTCAGCAGCGTGGCGGCCGCCTTTACATCCCGCCCCCCCGAACTTGTGATTCAAGAGGAATCCGTCAACCTTTGTTCCTGGGACCATGTCATCAACAGCATTGAAACGGTCATCGTCAATCCTGATATAATTGAACTTGGCCGTGTTGACAGTGAGCCCGCTCCCGGTAATCGGCTCCGCAAGATGAACCCCGATCCCTCGGGTAATATCATCTCCGAATTTCTCTCCTGGCCGCCCCTGCAGAATTGAAAACTTATCCAGCCCTCGGCTCATTACCCCTGGGCCTACCAATGCAGCGCCGCCCAGCGCAGCTAATTCAGCCCTTAACTGGTCTGGAGCATATTTCAGAACATCAGCAAAATAGAATTGTTGGGTGCCGTATGAATCGCGAATCTCCATACTGTAATTTTGCACGGTGACGAATTTAACAATCTGACCGTTATAAACGGGGAATCCGCCAGCATTTATTCGCAATGGCTGAGGTACTGGAACATGAGTCCCATCTTCATTCTCAATATAAACCTGAATTTGGTTAGCAGGATTCGTAGGATCTGTATCCACTAACCCAATAAAGATTTCTCCATTGGCAACAGCCTTAAATGCACGAGCCATAGTAAATGGCTGGCTAGGCATGGCGATAAGAACATTCGCGGTAATATCTGACATATTGCTGTGCTCCGGGCGCAAGTAATCCCCACAGGCGAGCTGCGGTAAGATATAGTTACATACCAAAATGGTATGATTGTTGATTTATCCAGTAGGTTTTACGATGCCATTCCACCCACTGGTGAGGCATCAAGGATGTATAGCAAATACGATGAGGCGCAGTTCCACTTGAGGCTTACGCACGAATTACACGCGAAGATTAAGCAGCGCGCGAAGATGAACAACAGATCCATCAATGCAGAGATTGTGGCAACGATGGAGGAGTCATTGTCCAGGCCATCACCGATTACCGGATTTCGTGATGATGCGGAACGCGAGGCTGATTCAGTCTCAAGAGAGGTGCAGAAATTGGTTTTCGACAAACTGGCTGAGCACTACAGAAAGAAATAATTGATTACACGCAGTGATGTATAGAAATAAATGCTCTATTCTCTCCATCATTCGACTGTACAAATTTTTGGAATCAAGGCCGTGAAAAAATTAATCGCTGCAATTTTCTTACTATCCTCTTCTGCCGCATATGCCCAATGCATAGGTAGTAACGCAATGTCCACATGCTACGACAACAACGGGAACACCTATCAAGTTAGCAGAATGGGAGGAATGACTACCGTTCATGGTAGGAACTCGAATACCGGTTCATCATGGTCACAAACATCTAACACGATTGGAAACTCCACCTACACAAATGGGCGTGCATCCAACGGTCAAACATGGAATGAAACACAGACAAATATGGGTGGAACTAAAATGATTTATGGCCGGAATTCAAAAGGTCAATCATATAACCATACCTGCAATCAATTTGGCTGCAACTAAGAAAAGCCCACCTGAGTGGGCTATTTGTTGCCGGGATACCTGATCTGGTCTTTTAGGTCATTGATCTTGTCGTTCAACTTATCGTTGATCTCCCTTTGCTTTGCAAGCTCGCCAAAAACACCAGGTATCTCCACAAAGCTAAGATATAAGCTAAATATGAAGCCTACCACCCCAAGCTTGATGGGCCAGCTGTAAGCATAAAAATCAACATCGAAAATGAAATATAGCGAAAGACCGATCACCGCAAAGACGCCAAAGAACCAATCCCTTCTCTTAAAGTATGACATTGCTTATTCCTGTGTTTATCAGCCAAAGCAATCATATTCAGAGAGAAGGGGCATTCCAAGATTTATTGTTGCTGGGTAGCCTGGTTTACCAATAACGGCCTAACCATTATTGCTGCCTGATTGAGTGCCTTTTCATAGGCTGGGGTTCCAGCTTTTGTATTGGCAAGCCGCAGCAATGCATTTCTTGTTGGCTTACTCTCATACGCCCTCATCATGAGCCCATAGCCTGCCTCAGCAGCAAGTGAAGTTCCAAGTGTAGGAACCGCTGCTGCGATCCTTAGAGGGTTTGCTAAAGCCTGCCCAGTCTGTGTTACCACGTTTGCTGCATCAGATCTTGATGTTTGCTTAAGGACATCATGAAGGGCATCAAGCTCCTTCATGTGTTTACCACTGAAAATGGCACCATAGATTTCGCCCCCTGACTGCGCTTTTAGTTTATTCACCTCAGTAAGAAATTTGGCCGGAGAATCCCCTGCTTTTTCTGCAATCTTGCTTATGTAGGCCGCGCGCATGGCGTCCTTGCCCTTATCATCTAACGCGCCCCATATCCGCTTGATATCGGATGCATTTCTGCTGTAGACGACACTGTTAATTAACTCTGGGGTGGCCTCGCTGCTTGCCCTGTTGAGCTTGGAGGCGATGTTTTTATTCAGCACCTTATTGAAGATGTTGGAGTAATCAGAATTGGCTTTAAGGTACGCGGCCGCATCTGATGGGCCGAGTGTGTTTGCAACAGAATTTCGCAAATCCTTTGTCATGGCATTTTCAATCATATTTGTCGCAGCCTTCGCCTGATTAGGAAATACCATGGCGTCACCCTGAACATTGGATCGGAATGCTGTTCTGTGCTGTCTAAGTAGATCAAAGGTTACATCTAGATCTGTTGACGGGTTGGATAACTCGTCGCGAAGATTGCGTAAAGACGTAAGCAGATTTTGATTAGCCGATGAACCAAGGCGCTCCTGCCTTGCAATTGCCGTATTTAGCGCATTCATTGTATTAGATGTATCAATCGCGGTATTCCCCATCTTATTGGTAACATCATCGATGACTGCGCCAGCCGCATTTTTCCTTCCTTTCAATGCGCTGGTAAGGGATTTTACGATATCATCTGGATTGTATTCGCCAAACCTGGAAAAAAAGTTTCCAATAAGTTTGCTGCGAGCAGCGTATTGTTCCGCCCGTTTAGAACCAGTGCCGAATATGGCCCCCTCCCCTCCCTGCACAAGCCCTCGAGTAAAAGCATTGCCAGGTTTAATCATGTCAGAGGTCATCGGCGTGACGCCCATTCCCTCAGCTGTATCTATCAATCTTTTTGCTTCTGGTGCCATTTCCCCACGAACAGCCGTGATACCACGGCCAACCGTCTTAGCAGCGCCAGACAGTAGGCCTTGCGTGCCTACATTGATGGCATAATTCTTTAGGGCATTATCAGCGAAATCGCCTTGCTGATTGCTTGCTTCAGCCAATGACCCTGTAGCCATGTTCACGGCATTGCTTGCACTATTTATCAGTCCCGGCGTTTTTTCCGCTATACCCGCAGCCTTAGCAGCTGAGCCGAATGGCATGAGATAACCCCCTATAGCCTCTCCTGCCTGCGCATGTGGATCAGTTGGCCGATCTACCGGGCGATACACATCATCCAGTACGCGTGGCCCGCCTAAGCCCTGACTGATGGCGTTAATCAGGCTCGCGCCACCCTGCAGCACATCGAACGGGATGTTTACCAGACCGCGACCAGCCTGCTCTGCGCTTTGCAGCAAAGACTGTCCCTGCTGCTGTGGTGCTTGCTGTGCCTGTGGCGCTTGTTCCTGCGGTGTTTGAGTTGCGGCCTGACCAGCGAAATACTCATCAATGGCATCGCCGATCTGCTCATTGCTGGTTCCGTCTGGAAATGTGAATGTTTTCCCATTAGCGGTAACTTTCATTATTCCACCGTGAATTGAATGCCTGATTTTGAGGTGTGGGCTTGTGCCTGTTGCTGCGTCTGTCCGTATTGCTGCGGAACTGCTGGCTGTGCATGCTGGTCTTTAGTTACTCTGGACCCAGAGATTGGGTTATTAGCCATATAACGCCTTGCTGCGCTACCGAGCGACTCACCTTTCTGAACATCCATACCGAGAACCTGGCCGCCATTTCTGGATTGCCCAGGGTTTCCATTGGCGCTCATCCATTCAGCCTTAAAGTCATTAAACTGTGCGCTACGGCGCTCAAGGTTAGACATAGCATCGAGCCACCGCGCAACAACCTCTGGGTTATCCATGTCTGTCGGGGCACCCTGCCTGACGATTTCAACGTCCCTGTCAGTAGCCGGTCCAGGCGGAAGGAATCTTAATACCTGATTGTTAACCAAGGCATTCTGACGGATGCGTAGATCTCGCAAAGCTGTATCGGTGCCGGTGACTTTGGCAAACATATTCGAGGCATTACCAAACAGGCCGGTAGTTGGCTTTTCCTGTCTGAACTGCTGCGCCAGTGCAGCCATGGAATCAGCAGAATTAGTGCTTGCAGCGGAATCATTAACTGATTTCTCGATGGATTTCTCCATATTCACAGAGAGTTTTGGTGCGCCCTCAATAAGCTGCTGAGCCTTTTCCTGTGCCTGCTGCACCTTGAGGCCAAACTCCTGCTGATCAAGCGCCAGTCTCTGCGCCGCTAAGTTATGTCCGGTCATTGCTGACTGATAAGACATATTCTGCCCGCGTGCCTGCAGTGACTCTCCGGCTCGATTGCTGCGGGCGGTTTCGTCAATCTTCTGCTGATTCTGCTGCACATCGTAGAATTTCTCTGGCCCCAGTGCGCTCATACCAACGGCTTCTACGGTGTGAGAAAGCGACTGCGGATCCTGCTGGAACTGCTGCATGATATCTTCGGGCGAAGACCCTACCGTTCCCAGGACTCCGGCGTGCTTCATTGCTGCGGCGCCAACGGCTTGTGGGTTATTCGTCGCCATTGCTACGCGCAGGTCTCGCGCGGCATTACCAAGAGCCTGCTGATGTTGCTCATCCTGAAATCCTATACCAGCTTTGATGGCGTCCATCTGACCTGGGTATTTGGCAACAAGTGCCGACATCTTTTGCGGATCACCAAAAGATGCTTGCCAGTCAGACTTGAAAGCGTTCAGTGCTTCTTGCTGTGCTGCGGCCTGTTCATTAGCCATACGCGCTTGCTGAATCTCCTGCATGCCACCGTATGCCTTTAGCCCCTGCAAGAATCCACTGCCACCGCTGTAATCAATGGGGTTAACAATCGCCATATACCCTCCTTAAAACCAGCTTTTAACAATATTCCCAATACCGGTACCAAATTGCTGACCAGCGCTTGTACCTGAAAGGAAACCAAGCCCACTAGTTAGCGCATTACCATTAGCCAGGTAATTACCGGCTTTTGCCGCGCCGATCTGGGCCATATTGTCGCCGTAGCTATTCGCATAACTACCAGCTGCGGCATTGGATACGCCAGCAGCTGATAGGCCAACGTTGGATAGCCCCATAAGTTGCTGATACATATTATTCTGCTGGTCAGTCATCATGTTCAGGTAGTTCTGCCCAAGCTGAGGCGCGATGGATGAGAGCATATTCCCGGTAGCGGTTGAACCCAGCCCGCCGGTTGCCTCAGCAGCAGTAAGGCCTTGATAGCGAGCCTGGTCACTTAGCATTTTGTATTCTGGTGAGGCGTAATACTCAGCGAGCGAGGCGTTGCGGTCGATTGGCTTACCTGCAATACCCTGCAACCCGGTTAAACCGGTCAATCCTGCATTCAGGAATGGCTGGTTGGTTTTCTTCTGGTCCTGGTAGATATTCCAGGCCATCTGGTTTGAGTCTTTGGCTGCGCTAACCTGAGCATCAGCAGCCTTGTTTGAGCCGGTGATGCCGCCTACGACACTACCGACTGCGTTACCGATACCTTTAGCAATGCCGCCCATTTGCATACCTCTTCATTAAAATAAGAACGCCGCGGGTATCGTCGATATACTCGACCTCTCCGCGCCAGGTTTCGACGAATCCAAATTTCTTCGCCAGGTTGCACACCTGCCTGTGCTCAAAGCGGATCGGGGCGTGCACTTCCCGGTCGCCAATCATCTTCAGCACATCCGCCACGGCATCCCGGCAACGGTGGCGCTCTCCTGGCTTCATCGCCATGTGCAGGTCGACGTGGTCGCCATGGTCAATCGTCACGAATACTCCGCAACCCTTCCAAAGCCAGTAACTGGCATCGAAATCAGGCCATGACGGGACACCCCACAGGCGCATCAATCCCTGCCCAGTGAGAGCATCGACTTTTGTGAGCATGGGTATCCTTAATTAATTAAGCCGTGAGTTCTCAGTGCCTGTTCAAGTGCCAGAATGCGTTTGCGAGCTGCTATCAGTTCAGTGGCGATGGCCTGCACTTCAGTCTGTGAGTATGCTGCGCCGACAGTGAATGACTGGTCGGCATTAAACACCCCGAGGTTTGGTGAGCCAGTTCCCGCCGTCCATCCGGTTTGTTTTGGGCCAAGCACCTTGACGCCATCGATTGAGAACGATGTCGCCACTCCCAGCGATGAAGCTAGTGACTGTGCGGCTATGGCTGTTTTTGAAACGTAGTCGGCCTGTATATCGTCGATATCCGTCTCGGCCTGGGTGAGACGCACCCCCTGATTAGAGACGTCACTTTGCAGACTGGATACGTCTGTTTGCAGATCAGCGATATCGCCCTGCACCGCTATCAGTTCGTTGGTGAGGAATTCAATATCGCTTTCGGCTGCAGTTACCCGACCATCCAGTGAAACAATCGCAGCCTCTGCAGAGGTGATGCGCGTCTCATGGTTTTGGATCTGCGCTTCTGCGTCACCCAAGCGGATTTCATGATCGAGCAGTTGAACGTCCTGCTGGTCGTTCCTGACCTGCGCATCGTAAGCACCGTCCCCAGCTTCATTTGCCTTATTGGCTACGTTGGTGAAGTCCAATGCCTGCGACAGAATGTACTGCTGATATGCAGGACTGGACCCAATCGGAAGCGACGATGCTACAAGGCTGGTTGCGCGTAGGATTACAGGCTGGTTTAGCGCATCATTAGCCACCTATATGCCTCCACGTCTTCCCATTCTTGATTGAGTGTATGGTTTGGACTGCTACTCCATATTTCTTAGCTAAAACACTGATTGGTGTTTCGCTATCTTTCTTTATATGAATAACTGCAGCATCATTTAATTTAGATGAAGGGTGATCCGACCCAAAATAGTGAGGTATCTTTATTCTTCCGCTTCTTGAGCAATGCTGCATGTTTTCTTTATTAGTGCACCACTCAAGGTTCGAGACATGGTTATTTTGATTATTATTATCAATGTGATTTACGGCAGGCTTTCCATCCTTATTTTCGAGGAATGCCTCAGCGACAATTCTATGAATCTTTGTCGGTTTTACCGTCCCTTCCCTGCACAGGCCAACAAAGAGATAACCTCCACCATCTTTCGCAGGCTTCAACCACCTCCCCTTCATTAGTCGAGTCGCTCCGTGGCAGGTATTGATTACCCGTGAATGCGAATATATGCGCCCATCACTTGTTACCGCATAAAGACCTTCATAACCAACGACATCACGAACTTCTTCACTTAACATATCTACTCCTCAAGTTTCGATTTATGTTGTGCGGATGGATAGCCCCGATAAAGTTACGGGACCACTTGCAATTACTCTGAACTTGAAACCGATATTTTTACGAACCCGACCTACTCGCCTCCACAAAACCCTATTGTCGTAAACTAATGGGGATTGCAGCACGACCAATTGCTCGCGCCCGTAATTAATTCCATCGGTAGTGGCTGATATAAATATACGGTCTATTTTACCACACACCCCACCCGATGTTTCTAATTCAAGGTCATTAATAATTACATTATCTGCCTTTATATATGGACTGAACAAAATATGTTCTTGGTCAATACCATATTGACTGGAAACATCGAACTGCAGCACTCCCTTCACCGATGCTGACTTGTCGCCGCAGGTGATGGAGTTGCCTTCGTACATGAAGTCGATAGCCCGGTAGACATCGTCACCCAGCCCGGTTTTCAGCACTGACCATTGCGGCCCGCTCTGACTGGCTGATGCGTCATATACCAGAACCTGGCCCGGCAAGTGGATCAGCAGCAACTCATGAGAGTCGAATCGCAATGACTCCATCACAGCAGTTGCAAGCTCACTGGCAGTGTACGACCTGATAATCTTCTCGATGCTGGAGGTGGCGATAGGTGAAGCCCTGCCAGAGTCAAGAATGTAGACCGATGGCGCTCCGGTGGCTGGGTTGCTGATAACGGCGTAAGCATCCATGAACTCGCATTTGCAGAACGTCCCGGCTATCCCTTTCGGCACCATATACGCCGGGTTGGCGACATACAGCGCAGCGCCCTGCGTACTTGCGCCAGTTAGTGAGAAAAACTCAGTTGTTGTCGCGCCAAAGCACACGATGAAGTCGCGCCAGGTTCCGATGCCGATAATGCCGTCAGGTTGCGACTCCGCCCGGTACTCAGCTGCGTAACGATCAGGGTGAGACTCATCCTCGAGGTCAGAGATAAACCACGAGTCAGAGTTATCCTTCGCCCAGGCATAGCGTCCACGTAACCTGGTGATGTCGCGCGCGGACCCGAGTTCGTATTGAACAAATCCGCTGGACGCCGGCCAGTTTGCGACCGTCTTTGTCGTGCCGTCGTAACGATACTCGACCACCTGACCGCCGACGCAGACAGCCTGTGACGTTCGACCATGCGCCATAGACACCCGGGCAGAACCAGTCACATCACCTACCACCGAATCACCCTTGTAGAGCTTGCCGCCCATAACGCGATATACGGCGTTCTGAGAGGTGTTGTACTGTGCCCCACGAGATGCACCGGCAACATCAGATCGCTTCGCTATACCCGGAAAGGAGCGCAAATAACCCGATGCGTTGAGCGCCTCTTTGGGCGTAGCCAGCATATTCACCGGCAGATAGTCGATGTAGTCGGCGTTGCGGTAGTCTTTACCCGTTCCCCTCATCAGGGCCAGTTGCTGGATCGGCATCTTTCTGCTCTCCCGGGAAGTAATGCCATCCATTCAGAGTGGCTAGTTTATTGCCGCTGCCAATAGGGGCTCTGCTCGGATACGGTGCGCGCTTGGCTCGACTTAACGCCGTGTTTTTGACGAGTCGCTCTTTGCCATAACGGGCGGTGGTGATGACTTTGGCGGTTGGTTCGATTGCGTAATCAGGAGCGATGCGGCAGGCCAGATTAAACACCACAGCACTGACTGCGCTGGAGCGCATGCCGTGGTCGTCACCTTCGGCGGGCGGGTTATCCGGGTCAGTGAATTCATACCCGGTGATGATGCCCTTCCCGTCCTGGTACCACTCAGCCATCATCGTTTCGAGGTCATCAACGCCGTCCTGGATTGACTGCGGCTCAACGTCGGTGAGTGTGGCATCAGAAGCGACGCCCAACTTACGCAGCGCCGCCCGGACGATGTCGCCTTTAGTCGCTATCTGCATTGTCGCCCGCCTTAGGCTTTGGCCCCGGCTTTTTGCGTTGTGTTGGCTCTGGCTCTGCCAGAGAGTTCACCAGATCATCAGGGTGCGCAAACCAGCCGGCATCGAGATACTCCTGCAAATCTTCCTCAGAGATAATCTCGTAGTCGTAGCCAACGCCCCTCCACTTGCTCATGTCGCCTTGGCGATACACCATCTGTGTCATGTTCTGCTCCAGAATGAACAAAGGGGCCGAAGCCCCTTGAAGATTAGTGATTACGCCTGATCAGCCAGGCCGACGCCGATTGACTCCGGGCGGGTTGCGTTGACGCCATACCAGACCGCGATACGGCACAGGCCGGACAGGGTGTTGATGTCGCCCTGCGTCGCGAAGATGCCATTCAAGCCCACTTCAGGGATGGAGAACGACTTGGTCTTCATGCCTGCGAACAGTTCGTGGTTAGCCGGGATTGGCTGGCTAACGATGCGGATCGCGTCATCTGCCCAGAACACGTTGGTACGTGCAGTGGTGGTGTTGAGTACGTTTACCGCCATGCTGTTTGCCAGCGAGGTGTTCACGTTGGCATAAGCACGCTGCTCAGGTGACAGGGAAGTGTCATCCAGAGCGATAGGCTTAGGCGTAATCTCAACATGAGTGCCATCGACAACGCGCACGACAGAGAATGTCGCATCCTGAGCCAGCAGGTTTTTAGCCATCTGACCGAGGAACTTAACGCCGGTGAAGCTGATTTTGTCGCCGCGCTTCAGGCCAGTGGTAGCAGAGAGAGTTACCGTAGCCAGGCGGTTATCAACGTTACGCTTGTTTCCGTCTGCATCCAGATCCCACGCTACAGGCTTGAACTTCTGTGCGCCGCTGACGGTTAGACCGGTGGCGGTTGAAGCCGGGAGTACTGGCAGTTTAGGCGAGCGCAGGACGTCATCAAAGCCAGCAACCTGACGCTGAATGGTGCCGTTTTTGTAGGCATCTTCAGGGATGCGGCCGAACATGTCGCGGTTAATCAGATCGTGACCGGCTGCCTTGTAGTCCTTCGGGTTGAAGAAGTAAGACAGTCCAGAATCACGGTTAAGCTCACGCGAGAACATGATTTCTTCTGCATCAGCCACGAAGTCCCAGCCAGAACCGGCAGCGGTACCGATCGGGTCATCGCTGGTTACTACCAGAGAGCCCATTTCAGCAGCCAGGTTGGCAACTTTAACTTCACAGTTGCTTGCCAGTTTTTTGGCGGCGGCGTTGATGCGGAGGCGATATGCTGTTTCGTCACGCAGATCGTCAGCACGCAGCTGGAAGAAGTCGTTATCCGGCTCACCCAGACTTACCGGAACGTTAAGCTCCAGCAGACCAGTTGATTTGCCAGTTAAGTCCCAACCTTCCTGAGTTGGAGATTCCTGCTCTACAGGCATCCAGATCGTGTTGCTGGAGCGCTGCATTTCGCTTGCAGGAGGCGTGTACTTGCTCGCCTTCTGCGCCATTGGTGTCAGGCTGGTAATGGTTTCAATGATTTCATCCACCGCCAGCGTAACGATTTGACCTTCGTTCAATGCCATTATCGAATTCCTTTAAGTTTTGCCTTTAGCTTGCGATAGGTATCTACATCACCCTTGCTTGATGCTGCTTCCATCGCCTTGCGCATCGCATCGACGTTAGCCGCCGACACGTCGCCAGTGAGGGATTGATCTGCAGGGGGAGCGGACGAGACCTGTTGGCCGCGAGGCTTGAGAGTTAAGCGTTCTGAGAGTCGAGTGAGTTCAATCAGCGCGGACTGCCCGTCTATCGCCAGTAACTGGCGGGCTTTCTCGGGGTTGGCCCCAAGGTGATACATGAGCGCGGCGGATTTCTCAGGGAATAGGCGCATGATGTCAGTCGCCACCGGTGCCGGAACGATCTGCATAAACGCATCTTCTTTTTCCTGATAGTCAGGAATATTGAGTTTTTCCGCCGCGTCATAGTGCTTACGGGCAGCTTCGACGTGTTGCGCTGATTGCTGGGTAAAGTCCTGAGTTCTACGCCCTTGCTCAGCAACAGCATTGCTTCGGGCATCCTGCGCCTTGATTAGCCATTCGTTGTTAGCCTGCGTGAAAGCAGCCTGCGCACGATTGGTATCCCAGCCGTATTTCTCTAAAGCTTCATCAGAGAAATAGTCACTGGCGTTAGGCTGAGGTGGTAACTCCGGGTTAACCCGTAAGTTCTCCGGCAATTCACCGCGTTTTACTGCTTCCGCCTGTTGCTCAAGCTCACGTTGACGCTTGCGTTCCAGTCGCTTAGCCGCAAATCGCGCGTTAGTTTCCGGGTCTTGTTTTGGCTTTGCCTCATCGTCTTTCAGGACAATCTCGAAGCCTTCATCATGCCCTGCGTTGCCGTTGGCATTATCGACAACAGAGCCATCAGCAGATGCCGCTGCTTGATTGCCGGACGTGTTTAAGCCTTCAGCTTCCTGAATATTGATGGTGTCTTGCATGATTAACTCTCTCTTATTGAGGATTCTCGGCTACGCTGCCGGAAGGTGTGTTTTGTCTCTGCGATTGCAGGATGCTGGCGAGATCCATCCGCTGTTTGTGCGTCTGGCTATCACCCTTGAGAAGTAACTCTGCGTTGGCTCGTGCATCGGCGGCGCTTTCGTTCTGCGCCCGTTGCATGAGGTCGAGGAACTCGCGGAATGCTGCTTGCTTGTCGAGATCCATATTGTTGAAGATTTCGGCGATCTTCGCCTGGTTGAGTTGGTTAGCGCTCTCAACCTTGGCGGCATCAACCTGCAACTGTTGCTGCTTAACCTGAGCATTGAGCAGATCGGCCTGACCAGTGAGCAATACGCCCTGAGCCTGTAATTGTTCAGGTGATGGCTGCTGAGGTTGCTGCTGCGCCTCCATCAACCACTGCTGTTCTTCAGGAGTTTCAGGCTTCTTAGCGCCCATCATGATCAGCTGTTTGTTGGCATAGTCGCGCATCATTTCGACGCCTTTGCCATCCAGCAACGTGAAGTACTGCAGTAACAGAAGCTGATACTCCGGCGTGCCCTGCGGTGTTTTGCCGAGCAATTCCAGAATCTCAGCGCGGTTCTGCTGCTTCATCGACTGGAAGGATGGGCCAACGTCGGTGTAGCACTCATAGCGGCCCCTGATGTCGTTCAGGACGGTTGTTTCGCCAGTTGCGAGGTCTACCACCTGCTCCATCAGCTGCACTTCCTTCTCGCTGCCATCTTCAAGCGTGATGGTAACGGTGCGGGGGATGTCGTAGATGTCATTGACGATCGACTGATAAATCTCACCATCACGGCGCATCGCAGTGGCAAGGTTGTCCTGGAATACGAACGTCTCCAGATCGGAGCGCATGTTCAGCTGGTTTACCGTCTCGAATGCAACCTGGCCGCCGTTCACAGCCTCTGCATCCACGCCAAGCGTCGCTACCTCTTTCACTGCTGCGGTAGCGGCCTCAAGCATATAGGCGTTGGCCTGCGGTACCTCTGGGTTCTCCATGTAGGCGATAGGCTGAACAGGAAGGTCGCCATTGTTTTCGTCGGTGCGGTTGAGAAGGTAGTACGGGAAATCATCATTGCCGTCATACATGTGCTCATAACCGGCGATCTGCTCAGGCCAGAACACTGGCTTTTTCTTCGGCGTACGGGCGACGATGTCAGCGTTAAACGACATTATCATGTTACGCAGGCGCTGGCCGTCTTTGGTGGCCCGAACTACGCCCTCGTACACTTCTTTGCTTTCGACGAAGCCCCACTCGCCAAATACAGGCACGATCGGGATGTGTTCGCCAGCAATCAGCTGCCTGTCCTTCAGGATGTCGGTGCAGGTGATGATTGATTTGTACACCCGGCAGCGCTCAACCTTGCGCTCTGCAACCTTGACCATCCCGCGATCTGCCAGGTCATCAATAACGTTCTTGATGTCGCGCTTGTAGTACGCCGACGGCGCACCGGTAATCGGATCCTGATAGATGTAGACGGTCTCTTTCTTCCGCTCCACCTCGTAGTATTCAGCGACGTGAATGGTGTCCTGAGTCAGCCAGGGGAATACCCACTCGGTCGGGCTCTGGAATGAGGGTATGACATCTTCATCAAGACCATGCTCTTCTGCGAAGTTTTTCCAGCCGTCACGACTCATTGAGTGGATCAGCGTGCAGTGCCGGGCGTCCGACTTGTCCATCTGCTTGCTGTTGCTGTCCCACACCACACTTGAACATGAGGAGTGGATCGGCTCACGCAGCACAATCTGGTTGTTGCTGGTCGGACTCTGGTCTTCGTATCTGGTAACACGTCGCCAATGCCCGATACCGCATTCAATCTGCTCACGTACAGCGACATTCACCGATATCTTTGAGGCGTTATTCTGCGCGTCAGTGCGATACATGCCCATCAGCGTATCGGCTGCGTCAGGGCTTGCGCCGTCTTTCGGTCGGTAGAGAACATCAATCGGGTTCTGGCGCATCTCTGCGACCAGCTTACGCACTACCGGGCGCACAACGTCGAACTGTCCTCGGTACTGCAATGTTGTGTACTGATTAAGCCAGTCATCCCAATGAGATACCCGGGAGAAGAAAAGGTCATTCTTCGCCTCGGTTCTGGCTTCTTCTCCGGCTGTCCAGTCTGCGTCGAACTTGCACAGAATGCTTTCCAGCCTGCTTTCGTTGTCAGCCATTATCGTCCTCTGGGTACTGGTCTAATCGGGGCGGGGATCTTTTTATCTTTAACAATGCCAATGTCGCCGTATCGCTTAGCAAAGCGGCGCATCATGTAGGCGTATCGGGTGGCATCAAGAAGGTCGTCACGCGTCTTAACAATGCGACCCCGATCATCGCGATGGTAGAAGTTGAACTCCTCGAACCAATCACGCAGACCAGCAAAAACCTTGAAGCGGCCGGTGCTCATCAGGTCATGCAACTCAAAAAGCCCAGGCTCAACCGACCGGGAACCATCAGGCCATTGGGCGGCTTCAGGAAGCATTAAAAATCCTGCATCACTGTAATATTCCCGCTGCTGAAGACCGCTGCCCTTCTCTGTCTGCAATCCATCCTGGGGCCACGCGGTTGGTACTTTGTTAGCCCATGATTTGGTAGCGCCCCACGCCTCGGCGGGCGATGTTTTGCTGGCCTTCCATGCTTTGGTTACGTAGAAGGTTTCGCTGTCCATATCGATTGCCAGTTGAACGCGGCTTTGCGGGTGATCCCACCCGAAGTCCATCCCATCAATGACCATGTAATGCTTAGGTATCGGGAATGGCTCGCAGGTGATCGCGTCCTCACTGAAATCAAATATGCGTCCGTGACCAAGCATGGGGATACCTTTCGTACGCATGTCGCGCTGATGCGGAGGATATGATTCGAGAAGCGCTTGCTTCGTCTCTTCGGTTAAGTGAGGCGCATCATCCCAGCCAACATTCATGCAGAATTGAGAAGCGGCTGGCGTATCAAGCAACTGAATTACCAACTCTGTGCGCCCGTTCTCAGGAGTAAAGGTCAGGATGCCTCGACCACCACGCCCCTGATCGCCGGTAGCGGTACGGGTTAGCACCTGCGGGTAAATCGTCTGATCTTCTGGCTCCTCATCGATGTGGAACCAGTCGATATCATCCCCCATCAGGGCATGCTGACCCTGGGTGTAAGACCAGAACTGGACCTTGCTCAGGTCACCGCTTGCGTGCCGTATATAGGCTGAACGCACGGCGTTTGGCGTCCCTGTCATAGGCTCTGTTGTCACGATTCTGTCAGGGGGGATCAGGCCTCCAGTAAACTCACCGTTCACCTTTTTGCCGATAATGGCAGCCTGCAACAGATCGCGACATTTCTCCCCTGAATACCCGAGGCACCACATCAAGGGAGCATGATTAAATCGGTGGCCTTTCCAGCCATCCGGGTATTCACCCAGCAGATGAATGGCGTCGATGTAGGTGGCCGTATCGGTCTTCCCCACACGGTTTGCGGCTATCAGTGCGCACTGCCGGTATTCAGCTGTAGCGGCAATAAACTTACGCTGCCATGCATAACGAGTGTCGTAGTACTTGCGATATCGATAAACGCTTTCCCTACGCTTTTTCTCCTCAAGGATATTCAGGAGTTCAAGCTTCTCCTCCCGGCTCAGACTGTGCATTGGTCAACTCCATAAGACGCTTGTCCAGTTCCTCGTCGGTGAGGTCGGTGATAGTGATCTTCTGATCGTGCTGAACGCGATCGCCATAGCGCTTTGGCGCAAGTTTTGATGCGTACCACTTGCGGGCATCCACGCGAAGACGAGAGCGCGCTACTCGTTCATGATTGGTCTGCTCGCGACCATCCTCATCAACAATGACATCACCAGCGCTGTCGTCGGCAATCTCGATGATTTCCTCAGCGAGAAGCTCCGCCTGTACCTCGCGTGCGCGTGCGTACTGTTGCATAAAGTCGTCATGCCTTTGCAACCAGTACATAACAGTCCTGATTGCTGGCATTCCTGGTCGCTTACAGATTGAGCGGAGACTTTCGCCAAGCATAAGCAAGTTGCAGATGTCCTCGCCTACTTCAGGTAGGTAATCTGTAGGGCGGCCCATTTTCTTTTCTTCGGTCGCCATATCCATTCCCTCTTCAGTTATTATCAAGCGCCCGGGATAGGACGCTTTGGAATGGCTACTCCGCCGACGCAATTTTGCGTTGGCTAACCTGCTTTCGCTTCCATCAGCGTGACCATGTCAGGATCCATCTGACTGACGATCCGCTCACGAGCACAGTTGAGCAGTTTCTTGCGGCCACCGACGCCCCACTTGTTCATTGCCCGGGCGCAGGCACTGACCTCTTTGGTCTCATTGGCGATCAGTAAGTCGAGGCGGTTGAGTCTGTTCATATTGCTAAGCCCGTTGAGCACGGCCTCGCGGAAGGTTTCATAAACGCGGATTTCAAACTCCGGCTTAATCCAGGCTGCATATCGGATAGCGAGCAGTTCTGCAGCCCATACCCCTGGCTCGTCACCACCTCGGATTACCCTAAGTGCCGGGTTATCTTCCATAGGACATTTTTGTCCTTTGCCTACCAGCGCCTGAACAAACCGTTTCACTGAAGCGCTACGGATGAATTTACCTGGCTTTTGCGACTCAGTAGCCTCGCCTTTCAGAACAGCGGCGGCATGAAGGTCATTCAGGCTATATCTTCCCTTCTCGTCCACACGGACGGAGACGCCATTTACTATCACTGTTGGGTATGTCATTGCGTGTACCTTGCTTTGAGATGAACCTTTGCCGCATAGGAGATCAGCCCGTCGAGGCTCGCCAGCACTAACTGACTCCTCAAAGGCTCATTCCAAAGGGTTGGGTTCGACGTGGTTTAATGCGCTGCGGTGCGCGGTGAAATACGGATACAAAAAAGCCCCGCTATTGCGAGGCTTGGTTACTTCAGACACTGTGTGTTGATGTATTCCTGCAGCGCCCTCAGGGCTGACTGGTCTTGCTTGATTCCGGATCGGATACCGAGAACGTTTCGTCCAGCAACGTCAGAGAGTTCGACGGTGGCATCATGGCCCACGCCGGAGGTGCTGGCGGTTTCGCTTGTGGCAGGCACTGGACACTTTCCCTTGACGAGCACCCGACCACCATTATCAAGCTTGCGCTGCAGAGCATCATTTTCAGCTTTAGCATCTGCAAGTTCCTTCGTGTATTTGGCATCCAGAGCAGCGACATCTCGCTGGCGTACCTGCATATCTTTGATGGTGGCGTTAGCCGTGCTGAGATTCTTGGCGGCTTTGTCTCGCTGGTCTTTGTAGGTGATGGCGTTGTCGCGGTAATGGTTAATCGTCCAGGCCATGGAGACCAGCAGACAGATAACGATAGCGCAGATGATTGCTGTTAATCGGCTCATTTTTGGCCCCACTCGCAAACTTCACGCTCAATCTCGCGTCGGGCGATCAGCCCCTTCCACTGCTTACCACCGGCATACGTCCAGCGCTGCAGTTCTTTGCATGCGCCTTTCGAATCACCCTGGTTGATTTTTCGTAACAGTGTGGAGGTTTTGAAGCTCCCCGCGCCAACGTTATACACAAATGAGTACAGCGCCCCCCTCATCGTTTCGGGGATCGGTGCGTTGATATATGGGTTAATCTGGCTGGCGACAATATTCAGGTCTGTATCCAACAGCGCCTGACATTCTGCTTTGGTGTAGGTCTTGCCGAGGATAATATCTTTACCAGTATGGCCCCAGCATACCGTCCACACCCCAACAACATCCCGATAAGGCTGATAGCGCACACCTTCAAGGCCATCATTACCCGTTGGGCCAGTAATCAATGCCGCAGCGATAGCAATAGCACCGGCAGGTATGGCAGCAATAACGCTATTCCTGAACTTTGGTGACATTGCCATTTAACCTATCCTCACGCTCTTTGCGCTTGTAGTACCAGTTCACGCCAAAGGTTCCGATAGTGCAGGCGATACCGATGATGATTGCCCAGTCGTTCAGGGAAAGAACGCCACCCATGGTCGTTAAGCCTCCAACCCAATAACTGAGCCACTCTCTGATTTTATCCATGCGTTGCATGCTCTCACCTCGCGTTGGTAGCGGGTGCTGTGTATGAAAAGGGTCAGGCCCTCGGGCTGGATTTATCAACAAAGCACGTAGCGGATGATTCCCGTGAGCCTGAAATAGAAAAGGCCACGCAAATGCGCAGCCTGTAACCAGAAATCAATATTGTCTTTACATCAATTTTTCTTAAGGTTAAATTCTTCTGACAAGTTGATGAAAGACAACTTGAATATTAGCTATTTGTTCTCTGTTATGCCCGCAACCCAATGCGGGCTTTTTTTCGCCCTGCTAAAAGTTCCACCGTTGTGAGCCTTTTTGCTATGCAATAATGGATGCGTGGTGCTGGGTGTCTCCCGGTGATCCTTTGGCTGACAACCCATGCCTCACGAACATTTCACAACGGGATATAGAAAAGGCCATGCATTTGCATAGCCCTGAAAGATGTTTATGCTTTATTAATTCGCTGGAATATCTGGCATGGCGCGATCCATAGAAGAGCTAATTAACGCCTTAATAGCGTTGCATACCTGATAAAATCCACCCAGCTGAGATGAGACAGAAAAACGGGAGACGTCGTCTCCTGAGCCTACTTCAGCATAAAATGATGAGTTCTCATACCAGAGTGAGATGCTTACGCCCTGCCTGTAGCCACCTGTTAGCGGAGAATCATCAAGAGTGGTTGCAATCACGAAATTCAAGTGGTAACGGCTGTCCATATTGAGTTGGGGGATTAAGACAGGAAAGAACTTCCCCTCCTCCTCCCAAATACCAATGTCCACATAAGGCCATCTTGTTCCGTCAGAACCAGTCCACTCACGAGATGTAAGATCAAGAGAACCTGAATACTCTCGTAGTAGTTCGCTCGCCTTCTCCTGAAGTTTATCCTGTAACTTCCATTGCGCCTCGACCAGTTTAGTGCGTTTTTCTTTCAGATCCTTAAATGTTAATTCCATGCCACTCTCCAGACAACTTTTGAAAGGAATCTGCATAGTAACTCACCCTGAAAGCACATGGTTATATTTCACTTACACTGAGTGCGAAAAACAAAAACCCCACCATTTCTGGCAGGGCTTCGATTGTTAAGCTATGTGTCGAAGTGACCACTCTTATCATGTTACGATACTTTTTGCGTACGCGTTAGTTATTTTCCCTTGAAAAACCTGCCAGCATGTAGGATAAACAGACTAATTAATTATTTTTTCGAGTGATGCCAATGACAGCTGAAATAGCAGTATATAACAAACTTGCAGTTTCACTTGCGGCTGATTCCGCAGTCACTATAACAGGTGGAAATACTGTAAAAATAAATAATGGTGCAGAGAAATTATTTGCATTAAGTAAACATCATCCTGTAGGTCTGATGGTCTACGGAGCAGGAAGCTTATGTGGTGTTCCTTGGGAAATGATTATTAAAGAGTATCGTCGTCAGTTAGGCAACAAAAGTTATGATACAGTTGAACAGTACGCTGCAAATTTTTGGAACTTTCTTTGTGAATGTGATCACATAATCCCTGATGATATTAAAAAAAATCACTTAGAAGATATCCTTCTTTACAATGTATTCCCTGGTTTCATGCAACACATTCAAGATAATCACATAAAAGGTTTTATTGAGCAGAACAAACATCAACCCAGCACATTAGAAACTTATAATATTTTGGAAAATGCGTGTAGAGAGTTCGTTAATAACTTTAACTCAAGTAATTTTTATGAAGGGTTTGATTCCCAAGATTTGACTAGCGCCATTGATTTTTCCACACCGATTGCGAAAGACGCTTGCGAAGCAATACTATATCAAGAAGATGGAGTAGAGTTACCAAGCACACTTATAGATGCACTTTCAACGATGTTCGCACATATTATATGCAGAAAATCTCCATTTGGAACAAATACTGGCCTAGTTATTGCCGGTTATGGAGAAAAGGAGTTTTTCCCAAGTATTTTAGCATATGATGTGATCGGTTTTTTTGGAAACAAACTTCGCTATTCACCAAATATGGATAAAAGTACAAGTGGTGGAGAAAGTGGTGTCACAGCTTACGCTCAAGAAGATGAAGTTAGTGCCTTCATGACAGGAATAAGTGGTGAGCTTCAAGATTTCATGTTCCCTAAAATTGAAAAAGGAACAGATAGCATCTTAAACGATGTAATTGAAAGAATTAAACAATCTTCACTTCCGACTGATGAAAGTGATGCTTTAATTGCCGATATTACGAATTTTGCAAATGAAGATTGGACGAAAACAACTGGTGAGATACGGGAATACATAATCGAAAACCACATTAGCAAAGTTGTGGAGATGATTGAGTTCCTTCCAAAGCAAGATCTAGGATACATGGCAGAGTCGTTGGTTAACCTCACCGCTTTCAAACGAAAAATCTCAAACGATAGTGAAACTGTTGGCGGTCCAATCGATGTTGCTATAATATCTAAAGGTGACGGTTTTGTCTGGGTTAAGCGAAAACATTACTTCGATAAAGAGCTTAACTATCAGTACTTTAATAGGAATTAATGAGGGAAACCATGTCTACTCAGCTTCAAACAAACATTGAACTACGCGAATGGCAGAAAAAATTTAACCCTTCTCAGCCGGTTAAAACCATAACTCCGTCGACAAAACGCTTGAGTAACGATAAGAACAGCAGCAAATACCTCCAACAAAGTTTTTTTAGCCGTTGAATTAGAGGGGGGCTATAGCCCCCCCTTCTAACCGAAAGTTGACAGCACCCCATCTATAAATCCTAATGCTGTTTGCAATTCCTTCCTGACCGTCCCATCAGAACACTTCCGCTTTTTCGCAATCGTGCGTAATGAGATACCGATAACAAAGTGAGCAATAATCAGTTCATGCTCTTCTGGCTTATATTTCCGCAGACGAGCCACACAACCGTCAATCATGATGCCCTCATCATCGTTACACTGAAGACGTGATTTTTTGCCGTGAGGTAGTAGCCCCTTAAACCCAGCGGCAATAGGTTGCCAGTCAACACCGCTACTGTCTGCCGCAGCCCAAGCCCCCCAGAGGTCCATTAGCTCATACATATCACGCATTGTCTTTTGCTCCTGTTCCTTTCACGTCGTCGCTGATATGCATTCCTTGTGGACTAAAATGTTTGAGCGATGCTTCCAGTTTCATGCGGCCACCTGCTGTTTTTTATAGAAAACCAGCTCACGAACCTGATCGCCGTTCATGAGCATATTGTTGAAATCATCGTGATCCGGCCAGTACACGCTCACGCGCTGCAGGTCATTTTTAGCCATCAGATTTGCGTGAGCGCATTCGCAGGCAGCAGCTAAACCCGTAGCGCTTGTCTCGTCGCGGTCGGCAAAAATAATCAGATGCTTAACGCCTGCCGGGACCCGGAATTTCTTCATAAAATTGGCGGTCATAGTCGCCCAGGTATTCACTTTGTAAATCTGATGTGCAGACAGCGCAGTTTCGATACCTTCAGCGATGCCAAGTGTGCTGGCGACCGGGAACATACGGATAGCGACCGAACGAGCGTGATCAAGATAGTTATCTTCCTGCAGCGATTTCTGCCGCTTGGCGCTGGCCCCGATGTCAGCTTTCTTTGCACCATCCAATAACGTCTGATGGAGGTAACACAGCTCCCCTTTATCGTCTGTTGCCAGTGAATAAATAGACTGGTATACCCGTCCGTTATGCCGTTGCTTGGGGTTGAGTCGCACGGCCTCAGCCGGAAGCTGATAAATACCGCGTGAATTCAGGTATTCAGCGCCGGATGTACCGCGCAGAGGAGACATTTTTGCAAAGTTGTTGAGTACCTTTCTCCGCAGCTTGGAAGCGTCGCTAGTCTCGGGAAGTTTGTCACGTCTGAACGTATTGCCGATCAGTGCATCGATTTCGCGGCAAACCTCGTTGAATGGTTTGCCCTGGGTTTCGGTAACCAGCTTAAGCCCGTCACCGTTGCCACAGGTGCATATCCATGTTCCCGCGCCGTAGCGGTTATCGATGCGGAACTTTCCAATCGAATCACACAGCGGGCACTTCCCCTTAAAGTGATTTTTACCGGTGATCGGCGGCAGTCCGTAATGCTCAAAAATCATGGCCCAATGGCCTTTTGCTGCTTCTACCGTTTTCATGCTCGTTTTCCTAACTGCTGTCTGATATCACTGACGCGATTAAGCGCCTGCTGAATTCTTTCCTGGGTAGGCTGCTCTTCTGCCTGTGCCTGCTGGCGCTGCTGAGCTTCGATTCGTTTAGCGAAGCTGATCCGCTTGTGCTTAATGAAGTTTGAGACTGTCGGAGTGATGTCCATCGGGTAATCGCTCAGGCCGTTCGGCCATACCCCAAAACGTTCGCGGAAGGTGTGAGAACACCAGGCATCGCTGACAGGCTTTTTCCCCAGCGATACGCGCTGGCGTTGATAGAATTTGATCTGACTCCACCAGGCTTGTTTCTCTTCCTTCGTCGGCTGGCGCTGCTCGCCCCCAAGTTTTTTGAGTTTTCGCCCGGTGTCGGTATCAATGTCCTCACCGGCCAGCGGCTTGTGGCCACATTTAGGGCAGACATAGACGCCAGCAGGCTTCATGAAGTGGCATTGCGAGCATTCGTGAGGCAGCTTTTCTGCTCGTTCCTCAGTTGCGCGGCGCGCGCCCTCCTCCATCCCGTCTGATTTACCCGGAAGATCGTCATATTCGATAGAGTCCGGATAACCCAAGCGGTGCACGGTGCCGCTGTGATCGAAGATGAGGCAGGACTCTTTACCCGGAGCGGTGCGCAAGCCACGCCCGAGCGCCTGCAGCCAGCGAATTTCGCTCTTAGTTGGCCTGGCGTAGATGATGCAGCGAACATCGCTGTCGAACCCGGCAACCAGCACCCCTACACTGACGATGATTTTTGTGGCGCCAGTTTCGAAGCGGTGAATGATGGTTTGGCGTTCTTCCGCAGGCGTATCTGCAGTCATAACCTCTGCATTTACGCCAGCCTGGTTAAACTGAATAGTCAGAAAATTAGCGTGGTCTACGTTGACGCAGAACGCGATTGTCGGCAGGTCCCGGCCGTTCTCCAGCCAGTTTTGGACGATGTCGCCCACCAGCGTGGAACCGCACATGATCTCCGCCAGCTGCGCCTCGTTGTAGTCGGTACCGTACTGCAGGGATGGAGAGGTTTTAACTCCTTTCAGATCCGGCTTCGTGGGCGCGTAAAATTCGTATTTGCTCAGGTCGCCGCGCTGGATCAGCTCGCCGATGGTGGTTGGCTTAATCAGTCGGTCATAGTATTTGCCCAGGAACGGGGAAAACGGTGTACCCGACAGTCCGATCACTTTCACGCCTTTTTCGCGCAGGCGTTCGATATCCTGCAGGATGCGTTTTTTTCTCAGGTGAGCTTCGTCGATAATCAGCAGATCGATATTGTCAGGAAACACGCGACGAATAAGCGTATCGGCGCTGGCGATTTGTATTTTGAGGGTAGGATCGTAGTTTGGGTGATCCGCCCAGACATAGCCGATTTCATCACCCGGCAACCCATACTCCACAAAACGGTTTGCGGTTTGGGTTATGAGGATCTGGTAAGGCGCGCAAAACATTACCCGCATGCCACGACTGACGAACCCGGCAACGATGAAGGCGGCCAGTCCTGTTTTACCGCTGCCCGTCGGCGAGTACACCATGAAGGTTTCTGTATCCTTCCAGTTACGGCGCAGCTGGTTAAGTGCTCGTTCCTGTGCAAAATTCGGTGTGATCGTCAGCTGCAT